CGAGGTTCGGATAGTCTGGGTAACGTCACCGTAAGAGTGGACGTTAGCAACGTTAAGAGCCATATGCTCTGCGCTCCCTAAACGGGGATAATGAGGGGTTAGGGTGGGGTTAGCAACGTGGCGGCGCAGTCACCACGTTGTGGATGTTCGGCCGTTAGGCCGTCTTTGCTATCACCGTGTAGGAAGCGGTGAACCTCCGAATATTTGCGGTGTCGTCGTACGGCGCCCAAGCGGGCGCAGACTCGCAAGTAACTCGGTTTATGACTAGGCCACCCGTTATCGTCCCGGGGAGCTCGAATAGAAATGCGTCGCGCACTTGCTCGGCGCCTTGCCGGGCGTTATCGCGCGGATAGTCGAAGTAATCGACGGCCATTAATGCGCGATCGAGCGTTAGTAGGCTCGGGCCACCTAGGCGCCACACGCGTATCACAGGAATGTCGCTTTGCAGGGTGCTCGGTATTTCGGTAGCCACTCGCGCGGCGGGGAAGCGTGCCGACGTCCAGTCACGAACGGCGGTCTCTACCGAAATCATCCGAGCGCCTTTCGCATCGGTGCGTACTCGGGAGAGATTGGCGTGCCAAACTCGACAATGAGGGCCTCCTCGCTGTCGTTGTAAACTTGCACGCTTGCGCGGTTAGCCCGATGCCCGTCGCGCTTGCCGAAATGGTCGGCATAGTGTCCGTGTCGCGGATCGTCGCCGCGCGGCGCGTTCGCCTTGGCCTTTTCTAGGATCGCCTCGGCGTGAGGCTCGAGGGCGGCGCGCATCTCGCCAGAGCGCAGGACGGAACCGAGGCCGCCATAGTCGAGCCTGTAGCGTCCCATTAGCCCGTCACTTTCCTAAGCACGACAACGACGCCGGCCCGCCAGCCCGTAAACGGGTTGCGCCAGTCCTGAGCGTCGCCAGTCACCTCGTACGTTTCGCCGCGGACGGTGACGGCATCGTTTGAATCGACAACCGTCCCGGGTGGAAAAAACGCCAACGTCTCAGTGATAACCGTGTCGCGACCGCCGAGCATTTCGTGAGACCGAACGGCGCGCGAAATGCTAGGAGCGAAGCCACCGACAACGGTTGTCGTCGTGGTCGTGAATGTGTCGTTGCCGTCGCCATCCTGGCCCGTAGGCTCTCGATGGGTGATCGTTAACTCGTCGCCGTACGGGTACATGTCAGCACGGATCGTCAGAGGTTGTCGTGGCGGCCGGCCAATACCCGCGGATCAGTCGCTCGTCATCACGAGTGATGTAGAGGTTGCCCATGGGATTAGCGAACGTGGCCGAGCTCGAGAACGGGCCCGCCGTCTGGGATTGCTGCGTCACGCCCTGGCCGGCCGCCGTGCCAACCATGGCGCGAATAACCATCCGGCACGCAACGGCGACCACGGCATCCGGATCGACCGAGCCAGAGGTTAGCTGGGCGTCGATCGTCGGAAACTCGGCGCGAAGCCTCGCCGACGCATCGCGTAACAGTGCATCGGCCTGCGTTTCCTCGTCCGAGGTGAGGGGCCGCCAGCGAGCGCTAACGTCGCTAATATCGGCGAACGGGTAGGCCACGGCGGCCCCTCATTTCTCGGTCTGGGTGTTACTTGCTGGACTTCGCCGGCTTGGCGTCAGGGTCCGCTACGAATCCCTCTTTAAGGAATCGCTCGACGTCCTCGGGCTTCGTGTCCTCGGGCAATTCCGCGCCCTGATAGAGGTAGCGGTCTGAGCCGTTCGGAAACTTGCTGATAACTAGGGGTGCGGTAACTACGTAAGCCATTAGGCGCCCACTCCTGTGATCTTCCACGCCGAGGCGGGTTCCTGGACAACCGGCACCGTCACGCGCCGAGCGCGCAGGCGCCATTGGTCCTCGTGATCCTCGCGGATCGACTTAACCTCGACGCCAACGCCACCGGCCGAGGCATAGCCCGGGCCGCCAATGTTTTCGTCAGCCATGCCGCCCAACATCTTGGAATCCAAGACGATGACTTGGTTTGCTGCGGGGAGGTTCGGCGTAGACAGCCAGCGCATGCCGTCGATCACGGGAAACGAGCCGGTGATCAGCGGGTTAGCCCCGTCGGACTCGCGAGGCAGGAATCCGCCAGCCGTAAATCCGGCAAAGGCGTAAGCCCACGCGATATCGCTAAGAACGACGGTATCGGGATCGTAACCCTGATTCAGCGCCAGAATGTTAGCCTTGGCGAGTGCAATGTCCGTCAGCTTTTGCTGAGCGGTCGAGCTCGTCCACGCGGCTGCGGCTGCGGTGTTCTGGGTGACTGCCGACTGAATCGCGGCAAGCGCGACGGAGTCAACATACTTAACATTCTGATTAGCCAGTTTGAGCAAAACGCGCTCGACGGCCGCCATTCGCTGGCGAGAAATTGCCTCGTCGGTAACAAAGCCATCCTGGCCCCACTTGACCGTCTTTGCCAGCGACGCGGCGCTAGTCGGTGCGCTCGTGACAGGGTACTCGGAACCGGGCGCCACTGCCCGCGGGTTATCCGCGGTGAAAATGGACTCTCCAGTCTCGTACTGAATCGCGCCGCCCACAACCTGGAATCGACCAGAGAGCAGAGCGTCAGCAATGAAACGATTCTCGAGGATAGTGCGCAACCGTCGAGCGAGCACGGTCGGAGTTTCCAAGAATCGACTAATTGTTAGAACGTCGGCGCTGAGCGAGGGCGCTGCCGGGGGGTAGCTGTAACCCATTTTAAGTCACTTCCTTCCTTTAGAGCCTGCTCAGCGCAGGAAACTAACCTCGGCGAGGTTGCCAGCGGTGGCGGTACTAAGGGCAAGGCCGACGATGTTAAAATCGTTCGTGCCGTTAGTGTGAGTGGCGACAGTGCCCGCAGTAGCGGCCTCGACGGTCTGGCCTGCGGTAACGGTGCCCGTGGCAACGATGCGCTGGACGCCCTCGGCAAACACGGTCACAAGATCGCCGTTAGCGGCGTCGTTGCCGGCCACACCGAGCCATGCCGCAGTCGCGGCGGAACCCGGGCCCACGGTGCCCGAGCCGGTAACGATAACGAGTTGGCCAGCGGTAATCGTGGCCGAGGCGGTCCGGGTGAATGCCCTACCCGGGACGTGAAGCGGGAAATATTCGGCCATTTATACTGGCCTTCCTTTCAATGAGTGGGAAGGCGCTAGGCGGACTTGCCGTATAGTGCCTCGTAAAGTTCGTCCTCTTCGGACTTTTCGGCCGCTGGCGTGGCGCCGCCGCGCTATTGCCCTACCGGCTTTTTAGG